CCGGCGCCAGCATATGCGCCGGGCGCCGTCGCCTGGTTGTAGTCGCCGCCGGGGATGGCTATCGGCGCCCAGCCTGGTCCCCTTGCCAGCCGTTCCACCACCACCTGCGCACCGGCCGCCAGCACCCCGGCCGCGCCGAGATAGGTAACGGCGACCTGCTGATAACTACCCTCGTCGCCGGGCGCGGCGCTGGCGATATAGCTGACGCGTGCGCTGCCATCGATCGCCCGGATGGTGAGCTGGTCGCCCGCGGCGATCTGCCCCAGCCGATCGGCGACGGACTGGCCGGAAAGGTCGGCCTCGGCGAAGTTCATCGCCGCGGCGGCCGACGGCGCGACGTTGTCGAGCGCGACCTGCCCGGAGCCGGGCGCTGCGGTCGAGCCGGTATAGGAATAGCTCATGCCGGCCTGGTTGGCAGCGATGAGCTGCGCCGAGGCGTCGTAGCTGGCGATCGCCTTCGCCAGCGTGATCCGCTGGGTCATTTCCGGCGTCACCTGGCCGATCGAGATCGAGACGGTGCCGGTTGCGCCCTCATAGGGTCCGTCGAGCTCGAAATGCATCGTGTCGGTGGGACCGTCCGAGCCGACGAAATAGGCCGCCCGGCCAAGCGAGACGTTGGCGCCCTGGGCGCAGTTGAGGGCGGATAGCACGAGCGGCGCAATCACCTCGACGGTGGCGTCCCCGTTCGTAACGTTGGCGGTGCCGGTGAGCGGCGCAAGCGAGCTGGCCATCAGGTCTCCCGATAATTGACCGGTGTGACGATGATCGTCCCGGCATAGGTGGAGAGATAATTCGCGGCGTTATGGATGCTGCAGGCGTTAGCCTGGCCGCGGTTGAAGGACTGCGAGCCTTCGCCCTGCGACGAATACTTGCCCTCGATGACGTGGGTCATCAGTCCGTAATAGGCGGGGTTGCCGTTCGCCGCCGGCTCGAGCTGCGCGCCGGTGACAGACATACGGCGGCGCAGCACGATGCGCTTATTGACGATCTCGACCCAGAAGCTCCGCGCCAGACCGGCCCCGAGCTCGATGGTGCAGGCCCCATCCTCGCAGTCGATCCAGGCGCCCGTCGTGATGTTGAGCGGCCATGGATCGAGGAGTTTGTTGGCAGCGCTGCTCAGATTGGGCGAGACCGAGCGGGTCAGGTTGATCGTCATCTCGACGAAGTCGGCCGCGACGTTCCCGTCCGCGTCCAAGGGCGCCGGACCAAGATCGATGTCGGGGAGCTGGTGTGCACTGTCGATCGTCTTGCCGGGCGCATAGGCGAAGCCGACCGGTCCCCATTCCTGCGGCAGCGCAATGCCGGTGGTCACGCATCCGTCGATGTAGACACGGGACCCGCCGATGCCCGTCGTCGTCTCCCAGCCGAACCAGTAAGCATAGCTCTTGTCGAGGTCGGGGAAAACGAGGCCGCCGGACAGTGGCCCCGAGCCGGAGCCGACCGTGTACGTGGTTGAGCCCCAAGCCTGTGCCAACGGCCGGCCGGCGGGGTCAAAAATGGTCGTCGCGCCGGAGGTGAGCTGCGGCCCGGATTTGGAGATCAACGCCGTCATACGACGACATCCAGCAGGGGCGCGCCGGCAAAGGAGCCGGGATAGGCCTCATTCGTCCCGATGCAGACATTGGTGTCATAGACCGTGCCGTCGCCGGTCACGAACCGCGCCTGACCATCCAGCCAGTCGGTGGCCCGGCCCAAGGGCTTGACGACGTGCGCCTCGCTGCCGATCGCCACGCGCAGGCTCTTCTTGGCGGTGTCGACCGCGCCATGAGCCATCTCGGCCATGCTGGCGGTCGCCAGAAACCCCGGCTGACCGGCGACGGGCCCGATCGGCTGGAAGCACCGCACGCTATAGGTCTTGCTGACCGCGGGAAGGCCATACTCGCCGGGGTAGGCGATGTCGTCGAGGATGACCTGCGTGGTGGTGGCGCGGATGCAGAGCGTCCGATAGGCCGCCATGCCATTGGTCGGCGAGCTCTGGATCGGCCGGCCGACCGGCAGGAGCGAGCCTAGTTCGTCACTCACCTTCACTCGCGGCACATAGCCGAGGTTGTGGTTGGCGATGACATGAGAGGTGACGACAGTTTCCAGAAAAGTGGTGACGCTGAAGATAGTCAGCGGGCCGCCATTGACGTTGAGAACGAGCGAGGTCGTAAAGCCGGGATCGGCCGCGACCGCGGCATGGCTGACCGGCGTCGTTTCCGAATGGGCGGTCGTGTAGTACCCAAACCGGCCGTCGAAAATGACGTTGCGGACATAGGCGCCGGGGTCGCGATAGGGGTCGTTGCCATCGGCCCCGCTCGGGATGAAGACGCTCACTTCGTCGGCCGTGATGATGGTGCGGGGATCGGTCATCAGCCAAACTGCAGGTAGGGTTTGCCGAGGGCATTGTTCGAGGTCCCGTCCAGCGTGAAGGCGGTGCCGGCAAGATCGGTGATCTTGTTGACCCTGAGGTTCTGGATGCCGGCATAGGAAATGCCGGAGACATCGACGGCCGTGAAGAACGGCACCGCGACCTGGGCGCCGCCGGCATCGACGAAGTTGATGTTGTTGGCCATGAGGTTGATCTGGGAGGTCGCAACGCCGCCGGCGACGCTGGTCATGAGCTCGAAGGCGGCGCTCGGCGAGAGCGTGCCATCCGTCGCCACCACCGCGAAGGACAGGGTCGCGATGCCCGACCCGACGTCGGCCGAGGTGACCGCCTTCCAGTCTATGCCGGCGCCGATCGGGCCGATCTTCGCGACGACGTTGGTTTCGAGCGTCGCCACCGACTTCTGGTTTTCGATCGAGACGTCCATGGTCTCGACAATCGCCGCCTGCTGGGCAGCGCTCTGGACGGCAATGCCGCGGACGGCCGACTGCCTGGTGGCGATCGAGCCGGCGACGAGCTCGGAGATGTCGCCGAACAGCGCATCATGCTCATCGAGCTTGCCCTGGATGTCGTCCAGCAACGGCCCAATGCGGTTCTGGATGTCCTGGACGAAGTTGCTGGCGGCGATCGTCGCGGCGGCGATATCGGAGCCTGTGAGCAGCACCTTGGGCGTTCGGAAATCCAGCCAGTCGCACCAATCGCTCGGCCGGTTGGACGCGGGGTAATAGATTTCGCGGCCCTGGTAGTGCTGGTCCGGTATCATGACAGCCGAGGAGACGATTGCCGTCCCATCGCTGACATTGTCGGTGCTGGTCGAAACGATGGTGTTGCCGGCATCGTCGCGGATCTGCATGCCGACCGCGCGCACGTCGTCGACGGTGCCGTCCCACACGAACTGCGCGCCGAATCGGCGGGCGGTCCCGGCGTTGTCGTTGATCGACACGCCGAGGATCGCGGGCGCCTCGACGATCTGCGACGGCACCGGCTTCGAGGTCAGGAAGCCCAGGGACGACGGCTGCTCGTCCGTGCCGGGGTTCCAGTCGAAGGAGGCGGGGTTTGTCTCGAGGAGCTGGACTGGTGTCAGGTAAGTCGGTTGATCGTCGACCTGCAGGATAAGGAAATCCTTGTCGTTGTAGCCTTCGCTGGTCGAAGTCCAGGACACCATGTCGAGCGGCTCGAGCTCGGACGCTTCGGGCGGCAATACCAGGCTCGGCCGCCTGAAGTCCCGGCCGTTGACCACGGAGCCCTTGAGGAGACGCTGGACATGCGTGCCGGAGAACGCCGCATCGAACTGCAGATCGGGCGCCATGCGCTGGCCGCCATCCTGCGCCGCCAGCTCCGCGTCGATGTAGGCCGGCGCATCCTTCGATGCCCACGCCTGCGACCGCTCCGGATACGAGCCCTGGGCGGCGTTATAGGTGTCGTCAGCCGCCGGGAACGGATCGATGCCGCGCGCCTGGGTGATAACCACGTTGGCGTCTGTGAAGCTGTAGACCGGCGCGACCGGCAGGCCGACCAGCGGCTTATAGATGCCGCCGATTTCGGCGAGGCGGCCGGCGCAAGCCTTGAGCAGCGTCGCAATGACGTCGGCGGCCTGCGAGCTCACCCGAATCTCGAGTCCGCCGGCGAACTGCGGCTCGGTCCCGCCGGCCTCGAGCGCGATCGCCAGATTGCATTCGTTGATCGCGGCGATCCAGGCCGATGCCGGCAACTGGTAGAGCGTCGAATCCTGCAGGCCGAAGACCCACTCATCGCCCCAAAAGATGCCTTTAAGGACGTTGTAAATCTGGACGATGAGGTTGTTCGACGGCGCCCATGTCGAGGAATCGCCGGCTCGCTGGGAGCCGCTGCCGCCAGCGGTCGAATCCTTCGAGAGGTCGTAGAGGTCTATGCCGGTGGTTTCCCAGATGAACTTCGGCACGCCCCCGGAATAGAGGGTATCGTTGACCCGCATCGTCACCGTGACGATCGAGCGGCCGCGGCCGACCATGTCGGCGCTATAGGGCCTATCGGCGTCGTCGCCGAATTTACCGGTGAGATAGGCGCTGGCGGCCGTCTGCGCGCCGGACCGATAGTCCAGCCACATATAGTCGACGCCGCCGGAGCGGTATTCCGGCACGGGCCAGCCCTGGACGGTCGGCCGAGCGCCCGACATGTCGGGGATCGTGATGCACTGATCGCCGGCCCAGGCGCCGGCGAGCTCGCGCATCGGCAGATCCGCGATGATGATCTCCTGGACGTAATAGGCGTTCGGCGTGCCGCCGGCGCTCCCCCAGGAGCCGTGGTAATTCAGGCTGCCGGCGGTCGGGTGATAGCCGACGACGAAGGCCTGCGGATCGATGCCGGACTGGCCGAGCTGCAGGTCGACGCCCTGCGTCGTCGACGTCGTCGCCGGCTTGTTAGTGAAACCCTGGATCAGCGATTCGATGCCGCTGGCGACGAAGCCCAGGCCGATCTCAAGCACGGTCGCGCCGAGGGGTGTGGCTGCGAGCGCGGCGACCGCACCGATGATCGGAGCCGCCTCCGCCTCGGCCGGCTGGCCGGCGAGCGTCGTGGCGAGCAAAAGGGCGGCGGCGAGCCGTCTAAGCTTCATCGCCGACCCTCCATGCCCTGACCATGTGCCGGCGATCGATCGTGTGCATCCCGGTTTCGCCGACCGTGAGGACGCGTTCGCCGATCACTACGCCGAGGCCGTAGCCGAGCGGCGACGGATGGGCGAAGGCGCCGACGTCGCCGGCGCGCGCCATCGAGGGCGCCGGCCGGCCATCGGCATCCAGCCACTCCGGCAGGCGCGAGGAGACGAGCTCACCGAGATCGGCAAAGCCCCAGTCGGCGATGGTGGCGGCCGCCGCGGCCTCGTCGTCGAAGCCGCGGAGATAGTCGCCAGCCAGGTCGCGGCCGAGCAGCGCTGCCACATGGCCCGCAACCAGGAAGCCGCAATGGGCGTCGTTCCAGTCGAACGGCCGCCGCTTCGCCTGGTCATGAAAGGCCTTCATGCGGCCGCGCCAGCCCGGTTCGCGCCTCATGACGATTTCCCCCAGGGCACCGACCACTGGCCGGCAACGCCGGCATACCGGGAGTGGCGATCGCCGCTGCGCCGCTGCTGGGTCGCATCGCTCCGCTTGGCGGGATTGACCAGGGTGAGGCCGACCGCGGTCGAGATGCAGTTGATGGTCAGGCTGCCGGACTGTCCCCTCGTGCCGGCCTGCTTCGGCGCCGTATCAACGCGGCCCCGGAACCGGCAACGCGGCGGCGCGACCGGCAGGCGGGTTGTCGTGTCGAGCGGCACACGGTGGATTTCCACCTTGGCGAGCTTAAGCTGGTATTCGCCCCAGAGCTGCTGCACGAGGGGATGCGCCATCGAGAGCACGAAGGACGCGGTCCGCACGGTGATGTCTGCGGTCAAGGTGATCTTGCCGACGCTCACCAGGGCTCCATCGGCCTGATAGGTCCGTGCGACGACGATGCCGTCGCTGCCGCCGACCACCTCGAGCGTGACCGGCAACCGTTCATTCCAGAAGCCGAACGTGCCGGTGCTGCCGTCCGAAAGCTTGGTCGCTGTGATCCACACCAGCTGGCGGGGGACAATGCCATCGCGCGGTGCGGCCTGCAGGGCGGCAATGATGGCGGGATCGGAATCGCGCATCAGAGCCTCTCGATCGCCTGGAAGGCCGGCCCGGTGGCCTTCGTACCGGTATAGGTGATCGTCAGGTCCTGGCCGGGAACGAACATCATCTTCGCCGCCGGCCGGATGAAATTGACCTGGGCGGTAGGCAGGATGCCCGGCCAGATCGCGCTGCGGACGGCGAGCTCGACGGTTTGACCGGCGGCGCTTGCCGCCGCCGCCTCGGCGAGCTCGAGATAGGCATGCCGCAACGGATCGGCGCCGAAGTCGAGATCGAAGCGGTCCCCGACATTGAGCTGGAAATAGGCCGGCAGGCCGGAAAAGCTCATCGAGCTGTTGTCGTCGCCGATAGAGTGGATCAGCACCGTCGCCCCGGCGAGCAGCGAGCCGTCGGGATCTGCAGCCGGATACTCGGCGACGGGATCGACCAGGTAGAAGGTCAGCGGCGGCGGCAGCGAGTTGATGACGGCGCCGAGCCTGCGGGCATCCGCGCGGCTGGTGAGCGCGTCGATCTGGATATCGGCGATCCAGAGCGGTGATGCGAGGTCCTGGACGAGGAAATCGCCCGAGGCCTGGCCATCGACCTGTTGATAGAGCTGCGGACGGAACTTCACCGAGCCGACCGGCAGCAGGTCCGAAAAGTCGGCGAGCGCGCGAGGGTTCGAGAGGGTCAACGGCGCCTCGGATGTTTGTTCGCGGCAGCGTGGGCGGCGGGAAACTGCTGCCAGATCTGCGCGTCGCGCTGATCCAGCGCCGCCTGGACGTCGGCCATGGTGACGCCAGAGCCGGTGATCACGATGGACGTGGACGGCGCGAAGGACATGCCGCTCGAGCCGGCGCTGGCCGCCATCTCCATCGACACATCGTGGGGGATGATCTGGGTGCCGTCCGGCAGGTTGAGGATTTCGCCCCCGGCCTCGTTGACGCTGGTCGGACCGCCCCGCCAGTAATTCGTGCCGGATGCGTTGTGGCCGAGGCCGGCCCAGGCGAGGCCCGCGCCGGGCGCTAGGGCCGACGTGTTGCCTCCGCCAAAGAGCCCGAGGGCACCGTTGATCAGGCTCGACAGCCAGCCGCCGCTCGACGACGATCCCGAGCTCGTGCCACCGAACATGCTCGATACCAGGTTGTCGATGCCGGATTTGAAGAAGGCGTTGGCGATGTCCTGGAACGCCGTGGCGGCGGCGTCGGCCAGTGAGGCGAACAGGCCCTTGCCGGCTTCCAGGTCCTGGTCAAGCACCGAGAACGCGTCGTTCGCCACGTCCTCGATCTGCTCTTTGAGCCTCTGCTGCGCCTCGGCCGCTTCCTTGCTTTCGGCCGCCTCCGCCTTCTGCGCCTCGGCGAGCTCGTAATTCTTGTCGGCGAGCGCAATGATGCTGGCCGCGGCCTTGTCGTTCGTGGTGATGCCGGCTTCGGCCAAGGCCTTTTGCTCGGCCTGCTGCTCGCCGCTCTCGCTATAGGCGTCGATCTCGCGCTGCAGGCTAGCCGTGACGCGGTCGATCGAGCTTTCCGTCTTACTCTGGCTGCTGTCGGCCGCCTTCTGGTCGAGGACGTGCTCGGCCTGGGCGAGCATGTTCTGGAGGTTCTGCGCGTCCTGCGGCGAGGTGGCGCCGGCGACGCCTGTCTTGACCAGCTGCTCGAGCTTGGCCTTCTCTGACACTCCGCTGTCGATGACCGACTTCAGCGCGTCGTAGGCCTTTTGCGTATCGCCGCCGAGCTGGGAGAAGTCGCCGCCAATGACCAGGCCACCCTGCGCGCGGGCCGCATCGAGCATGGTGGCGAAGGCCTGCGCCTGGGTGGTGGCGTCGGCGATCTGCGTGGCGAGATTGTAGAACTCGGTAATGAGGTCCTGGACGCGCGTCGGTAGGTCGGACCGCATCGACAAGCCGGCGAGATCGTCCTTGAGCTTGGACGCGGACTCGGTGCCGTCGTTGAGGCCATCTACGATGGCCCTGATTTGGGCCGCAGTGGCCGCATCGAGGCCGCCGAGCGCGCCGGAGCCACCTTGGCCGACCGGCGCCGATGCCAGCTGGTAAAAATCGTTGAACGACTGCTTGAGGCTGGCAATTTCATTCTTCGCCGCGTCGATCTGCTGCGATGTCTGCAGCACGATCTCATTCGGCGTCAGTTCCTTGCCCTGGTCCAACGCGGCCTTGAGCGCCGTGCCGAGGGCCGGATAGGCGGCCGTGAGTTCGTCGATGAGCTGCTTTTGCGCCTTAAGGGCGGCTTCCGCTGCCTGTTCGCCGCCACCAGAAAACGCACTCCAGAGAGCGCTCGCGGCGACCACGGCACCGGCCAGCCCGAGTGCGATTAGGTTCTCGCCGCTCAACAGCGGCGCCAATGCATCGCCGACGCTCCTGAACGAGCCGACCAGACCGCCTTCGCCGGCAGCCGCATAGGACAGGTGGCCGAGCTGCATGGTGAGTGCCTGGGCGGGCGAGACGCCGAGAGCAAGCTGCTCGACCATGCTGCGCACCGCGTGCTGTGCCGCCATCGCCTCGCCCGAGACGTGACCGGAGGCGGCCGCGTGGCCTTCGAGCGCGACGCTCGAGCCATCGAGAGCCGCGATGCTGGCCTCGTATGCGGCGGTCTCGGTGGCAATTGCCGCGGCCGTCTCGTCGGCATCGATGGCGCCGACTTTCGAGGCCGCGTCGATCTCGGCGAGGGCGGCGACGTGCTTCTGCTCGATGGCGAAGAGCGGATTGAACTTCGCCCGAAGCGCATCCAGCTGAGCCCCGAAGGCGGCGATGTCCTCTTCGGTCTGCCCGAGTGCCGCGCCGCCGCCGAGACCGAACATGCCATCGATCTGGCTCTGCAGGCCCGGCGCGGACCTCGCCGAGGCGGCCGCCTCGGTGATACGGTCGATATCGCCGATCACCTCGTTGGACGCGGCCGTGGCGCTCGCGGCGTCCGCCACGAATTTCATGCTGACGACGAAGGGAGCGGCCATCAGCTCACCTCCGCCCAGGCTTCGATCGCGAACTGCTCGAGCTGGCGGATCTGCGCGAACACCACGCCGCGCTTATCCCGGATGCGCAGCATACGCATGGTGGCCTCGACCGCTGTGTAGTCGAGCCCGGTCCGGACGAGGCGAGCCCTGCTGAAGGTGCTCAGCGCCGCGACGCGCCACTGGCCGGCGCAGGCCATGAAGAGCCGAACGGCTTCGGCATGGATGTTCCAGACGTCGACCACGTCGTCCTCTTCGATAGCCGCCGCCGGCACATGGACGCCCAGCTCGGCAAACTGTGCCGCGATCGCCACCGTCACCCGCTGCGGCTCTTCGGGGTCTGCCCTTCCGGATCGCGCATAGACCCAGGCGCGCGCGATCCGCCTCAGTTTCCCGAGGCGGGGCTTTTGCTCAGCGAATCGATGAAGGCGCGATAGATCGCCGGCGCGAACCAAGGGTTGCGCATCGCCTCCTCCAGGCTTTCTTCGGTGAAGGGCAGCGGCGAGCCATTCTCGCCGACGACGTCGCGCCCCCAGCCCACGAGCACCTCATGAACGGTGTTCGCCACGACGTCGGAAGCTACGCCGGCACTCCCGGCGTCCTGCAGAAGCTCGCGGACGCGCTCGCGCGGGAGCGCTTTGAAGCGGGCGGAGAACTCGAAGGCTTCGAGCTTACCGGCCTCCTCGGGTTTGTCGCCGACCGGCATGGAGAGCCGGACTTTCCACCAGTAGTAGTGCTCGGGCGTCACTCGAAACTGCATTAAAGGGCTCCTTTAAACGGGCGGAGGGCCGCGCTGCCGGTGCAGCCCCATCTCCCACTTCGCGCTCAATGCCAGCAGCCGCGGCTCTCGGGGGTATTCAGGTAAAGGTGAGCGTCAGCTCGTCATTGCCGTCGACCGGCATGAAGTTGAGCGGCAGCGAGTAGTTCGCGACGCCGCCGCTATCGCCGTGGGTCAGCCGGCCCACGCGTACGCCGGCGGCAGCCAGGGCGAAGGTGTTGCCGGCAACGAGGCCATGCGTGACCGCCAGCGTCAGGGCCGCTTCGTCGATCGCCGTCTGGCGCCAATCCTTCACCGCCTTGAGGTTCTGGTCGATCACCAGCGTGCCGGTCATGCTGCGGTCGGTCACCTCGATCGCCTCGTAGTTCACGAGGAAGCGCGGCGTGACCGTCTGCCCGTCGTCGATGTTGAGCGACGTCATGGGCGCTTCGACGCCAGCAAAGGAGAACTGCGTCGCGGCCTTCGACACGATCAGCGGTTCGTTCCAGGCCGAATAGTCCGCGGCGGGAAGCGCCGTGTCGGTGAACGTCCCCATCATGCCCGACAGCGTGAAATGCAGGATCGGTTTCTTCTGGGCACTGACGTCGATAGTCTTTTTGCCCCGGCCGCCGAGCATCACGTACTTGGTGCCGTCGAGGAAGTAATAGAGCGAGGCGGCATCGAAGCTGCTCGAAACCGGCTCGTACTCGACCGAGGTGGTCTCGACGACGGTCTCCGACATGGCCGTGGCACGCAGCAGGCCGCCATAGGGCGGCGGAGTGCCGGCGGTGCCGCTGCCGCCCATTTCGACGTCGAACTCGATCAGCTGATAATTGCCGGTGAGCGACACGCCCTGGTTGCCGAGATAGGGCGTCACCAGGTTGCGCTGCACATCGGTGCCGGCGATCGGTGTGAACTTCACGTTGGCCAGCTGGATGGCGTCGGCCACGGCCGGCGCGGCATCGGTGCCATAGGTCACTTCGCGCTTGGCGAGCACCGCCAGGTTGCGGATCAGCATCGACATTGGGTCAGGCCTCCTCGGGCTTCGGCGGCGCGGCATCTGCCTCGGCCGGCTTCGGCCGACCGATGGGCGCGGGCGTGGTCGGCTCCTCGAGGAGCGTGAGCTCGCCGGTATGACGGTCGCGGGACCAGCGGCCGCCGCCGCTCGGCCGGGTCTTTTTCGGATGCGCGGCTTTGCGGGCCATCAAATGCTCTCCCTGGTATAGGTCGGCGCGGAATAGGTGTCCTCGAACCACACGGCCGAGGGCGAGAAGCTGATTTCACCGGCGACGTGGGTGATCGGCTGCTGCATGTCCGAGGGCACGAAGCCGATGAGCTGGCCGCGCACCCACGACTTGATCGACTCGAGATCGGTCGAGGCGGCATCGCCGCGCGGATCGGCCATGTTCCTCACCGCGATCGCCACCGTGATGTCGCGCTCGGTGAGCTGCAGGATCGGCCCCGTCGCGCGGGTGTTCTCGCCACTGGCTTCCTTGGCGGTGAGCACGTAGGCGGCCGGCGTCGTCGTAGGGGCGTCCTTCACCGCGTTGAGCTCGGCCGCACCCTCGACCAGGCGGAAAGGGGTGCCGGCGGCACGTAGGCGCGTCTTGATCTCGGCGATGGTGCTCACTGGCCGGCCTCCCGGCGCAGGTAGTCGGCCGCGATCTCGCTGATGCGTTGCTGGTCGACCGAGGAGAGGCCGAGGTAAGGGCGCGCGGGGATGGTGATCCGGTGCGCGCCGATCCGGACGGATTGCGATTCTGCGCCGTTGGTGCCGACGCGGGCAAAGCGCGACCGCACACCGCCCTTCCGCTTGACCCGCTTCAGGGTCACGGTGCCCTGGCGCTCGGGCATGTCGATCGTGCCGCCGAGCTGCTGGATGCGCCCGTAGACGACGTTCGTGCCCCACTCGACGCTATCGTCGGCGGCTTCATAGGTGATCGACTGGTAGAGGCGGCCGCTGAGCCGCAGGATGTGTTCATAGCCGCGCCGGCCCTTGCGACCGATGCGCTTGTTGGCGGTGCGCGGCGACAGGCGTGGCCACGCGCTGCCATCGGGCGCGGTCTCCGTCTCGAACCGCCGCTGCGTCGAGAACACGAAATAGCCGCCCAGTGCATCCATCAGCCCGCGCGGCCGCTCGACCGCGCGGAGGATGCTCTCGATCCCGGCGCGGGCCTCGGCCGCATCGACAATAATGCCAATGCCGGCCATCAAAACCGCCTCAGGCTGTCGCGGGTGAACACCCGGCAGGATGCCGAATATTCGACCTGGCCACCGCCGGCCGGGGCCTCGGTTTCGCCGCCGGCGGCGAGCACGACGGTGCCCTCCGCCACGTCGGCGAGCCAGTCGAGCGCATCGCGATAGGCCGCCTCGACCGGCGTGCCCTTCGCGGCGCTGTCACCCGTGAGGAAATACCGCGCGAGATCCGCGGCGAACTTCGTCAGCACCGGCGGGGTGTCCGCGAGCGGCAGTGTATAGCGCTTGGCGAGATAGGTATCGATTAGGGCGCCGGCGTCCCCGATCGCGCGGTCGACAACCGTTTCATCGATCGTCGTCGCCGGTATGTTGGTGCGGTCGGTGAGCTGGACGAGCAGCTCATTGCCGAAGCGGTCGATCAGGTCTTGCAGGACGCAATAGGTCACGGGAAAGCCCGGCAGAAGAGCTGGAGGGCCGCGCCAAGATCGACGGCCGCCCAGGCGAGGACGAAAAGGATGAGGATGCGCATCGGCCGGGCTATTCGCCGGCCGGTGCGATCCGCGTGCCGCCGGCGACGAGCCCGCGCGCGGCGAGCCGGCTGTAGTCGGCAGCCGAAAGCTCGAGATCGGAGCTGCCGCGGCGATGGAGCTTGCCGCCGGCGCGGATATTGCCGCGCGCCGACACATTCACCCAGGCGATGACATAGGGCTTACCGATCCCGATCGGGCGCGTCGGCGATTCCGCAGAGGCAACAGAGAGCGGGATGGGATGCTCCTCGAGCACGGCGAGCCGGCGCTCATGATCATCCATGCGTCCGGAGTCGGCCCCGGCCAGCCCCGCCAGCTTCTCCAGCGCGGCCTTCACGTCCGCGAGACCGTCATCCCAAAATGCCAGCACCGCCACTTCGGCCTCATGCGCCTTAGCCTCGGCCGCCTCCAGCGCGGCCTGGGCCGTGGCCTTGTCGCCCTCCACCGCCGCCGCGAGGGCGCGGCCAGCGTCGACGACGGCTACACCGGCGGCGACGAGTGCTGCGAGCGCCGCGGCGCGGGGATCACTGATCGGAACATCACCCTTGGGGGTCTTGGACATCTGGTCTTCCTCGTGAACTTTTCGGCTCTTGCGGCAGGCGTCGAAAACGCCTCTCGGAAGAGCCGCCGGCGGGGCCATGCCGCCGGCGACAGGGGCGCGACCGTCCCGCGTGGAACTATTCGACGGCATCTTCGATGAGGTAGCCGACGTCCTGGGCGGCGACGAACTCCTTGACGCGCTCGCCGACGCGGAGCCGCTGGCCACCCTGCAGGCCGATGTCGCGATCGACGATGGAGCCGGCAATGCGCGTGCCGAGCTCGGCCGTGAAGCCGAAGGTGATGACGCTGTCGTCCGCTGCCTGTTTCGCCGGATCGACATAGAGGCAGGCGATCGTCTTGCCCCAGACGCGCGCCAGGTTGACGGCCTGACCCTTCTTGGCGGTATTGAGCCAGGCGGTGCCGATCGCCAGGTTGCTGACCGGGATTTCGAAGAGGTCGGCGAACTGCTGGCGTGAAATGGCGCCTTCCTGGGTGAGGCCGCCCTTGACCGCCTCGATCAGCTTGGGGTGACGCTTGATGACGTTCCAGACCGGAAAGCCCATCGCGATCGTGTTCGCGCGGTAGACCAGCGTGCCGTTAAGCGCCGCGTCGATTACGCCATAGGGGTCAGAATTAGTGTAGTCCGAAAGCTGATCCGTGCCGGCGAGCGTGACCTTCTTGTCGTCCGAATAGTTGTTCGGGTCCTGGACAATGGCCGCCGCGCGGACCTCGCGGTCGAGGGCAATGAGATTGGTCAGGCCGGCCGTGGCGAGCTGGACCGGATCGATCCGGGAGAGCCCGGCATTCCGCGCCGCCTCGGCGGCGTCGATATCGGACTGCGGAATTTCGTCGTCGAGACCGTAGTCCTCGATCGACGCCGTCTGGACAGAGCCGGAGAACTCGACGGTGTTCGGCCGCCCCTTCCGACCCACCTTCGTGTCGGGATAGGTGAAGGCCTGCCCGATCGGGAACTCGGTCCAGGAGAACTTCTCCTGCACGACCGGGATGGGCGGCAGGACGATGGAGTTGATCAGCCCGGCCGCGGGGTTGGAATAGGCGATTGCGATCGCGGTGAGGACCGGGTCGACGGGAAAGGGACGATTGGGCGCCATTGGCGAGGTTTCCTGCTGATTGAAGGGGCTTAGGCCGAAGGCTTGGTCAGGAAGCCGGGTGCGATCGTGTAGCGGAACACGTCGCCGGCGACGGCAGCCTGGTTGGCAAAGCCCGCGATCCTGACTGAAGCGCTCGACGTCACGACCGCCTTGACGGCCTTACCGTTCGCATCGGAGGTGAGCGGGTCACCGAAGGCGATGTTGCCGCCCGCCGTGACTTCACCTTCGCCGGCCATGATCACGTCGAGCATTTCGCTCGCGTCGCAGCCCATCTCACCGGACGAGCCGATGATGGGGTCGGTCGCGGCACCGGCGAGCTGAACCGTCTCGGCCGCAGCCGAAGCCTTGACGAAGAGGAACGGAGCGATCGCGGCCGCAGTGGCGAGAAAGCTCTTGGCGTAAAGGCGGATCATCGAAACCTCACTTCTTCTGGCTGCGGACGAAGGCGACCGCCTCGACCGTCGAGACGTTGATGCCCTTGGCGCCCTGCTCGGACTGGTAGGCCCTGGCGGCGGCCGCGATGGCAGCCGGATCGCCGTCGTTGCTGCCACCCTCATGTCGCCGATCGCCGAGCTGCTCGCCGACCAGGATAGGCGCCGACGCGACGAAGGCCTGGAAGTCGGCGAGATCGGCGCGGGCGCGCTTGGTCGCCCAATCCTTCTGGCCCGGCGTGATTTTGCCGGCCGTGATGGCGGCGGTGACGGCTTCGTCGGCGTCGCGGGTTTCAATCGACGTCTTGAGCGTCGTGAAATCCTTGCTGAGCTTGTCGAAGCTGGCCTTCGGCACCATGTCCGCGCCCGAGCTCGAGGCCGCGATCGCCGCGGTGACCGCGTCGGTTGTCGCATCAGCCTCGAGGCCCGCGGCCTTGGCGATCTTGCCGCGACCATCGACAAGCGCCGTCACGGCCGCCGTCACGTCGTCGACCGAGGCCTCCGGCTTGAGGCCGGCTGCCTTGGCGATTTTCGCCGCGCCGGCAGTGCTGGCCGCGATGGCGGCCAGGATGGCGTCTTCGCTGGCGCCCTCGGCGAGGCCGAGCGCGATGGCGATTTTCTTCATGGTGTCTTCCTCTTCGGAGGGGTTAAGCTGCTGGGAGGCGGCGACCGCCAGATCGAGCGCCGGCCGGTTGACCAGAGCAGCGTTGTCGATGCGGGTGACGCGCTGCGGTGTGGATTTCGTGTCGGCGAAGAAGTAGGGCGAGATGTAGCGGTACTCGCCGGCCTTGATCGCGGCGGCGGCTGAAGCCGTCCAGGCGATGCGGCCGTAGATGCCGTCGTCGCGAACTTCGAGCTGCTTGATCCAGCCGGCGGCCGGCGCCTGGCCGCCGACGCCAGGGACCGCGCCGAAAACGCTCTGGTGATCGTAATCGACCATGAGGTCGGTTGCGCCGGCATAGGCCTTGGACGCGTCGACGATCTTCTGCATGCCGGCACGATCACCACTGGTGAACGGCCCACGGCCCTCGCGCGTCTCAAAGGTCCCGGCGGGCATCAGCTTGACCCAGACGTCGCTCTGCTCCCCCTCGGGGAGAGCGGCAGCGGCGACGGGACCGATCAGCAGTGGATTGACGAAGCGCGGCATGCCGGGCAAGGTGACCTAGCCGGCGGGGCCAAACACCCCTGACACCTGTCAGGGGTACATCTTCAGCGCCTCAGCTGAAGGTGCCACCCTTTCGAGCGGCGGCGACATGGCCGCCAAGGCCCCTCAGGCGCTTCAATTCCGATTTAAATAAAGTTCGGGGTCATTCGGTGCCGGAACCGCCTCACGGCCGTCCTGGGGCTTCCCTGCGGGTCGACTTAGCCGCTCCCTTTCCGGGTCACCTCTGAGACGAGCGTGTTGGCGGGCGACGGCACCAGGAGCGATGCGAGGTCTTCGGCCGGATATAGCCATTGCGACCAGCGACCACGCGGGAGAATGACGATCTGCCGGTTATGGATCGGCGCCACGTCGGGTCCAGGTTCGACCGTGAGCATGGCGAACCGGTCGCCGTCCCTCGAGGGGCGCCAGATCCCGGCGATCGCCATCAACTTGCCGTCCGCGGCCGTGAACCGGTGTTTGGTCTTGGGATAGGTGCTGCCGGTGAACTCGAAGAAGGCCGACGCGAGGATGAGGCATCGGTCGCTCTTGCCGAAGTTGCGTCCCTCTGACCGGAAGTTGAAGACCGGCGCGCCACGCGGTCCCTCGAGCCCGAAGCGCATCGACACTATGCCGGCCGCATTGCCGGCCGTGCGGAGTACGGGCCCGAAATCACCGATGCGGATACTGGGCAGGTTCGGGAGCGCGTCGGGCTCGATGGTGACGGCGAGCGATTCCCGCGCCATCATCTCCTCGTACTCCTGCCAGAGCGTCCGGAACTCGTACTCGTTGCACATGGCAAGCTCTCCCCGCCACTCCAGCATATCGCCGATCCATGAACATTGACCATGCGGCAGGTGCGCGGCCACGGTTGCCCTGGCAACGTGTCGGCGAACGGAGCTTTCGCGCTTACCCTGATGGCGCGGACCATCCTGAGCGGGAGGCGACGGTTCGGTATGTAGGCCGTGCCCTCCACGAGCCGAATTTGGCGCCGGAATGGACTTGGTCGGTGAAGTGGCCGGAACGCTTTTCCGCCGGCGGCCGGGCTTATAGTCGGCAGGAGGGCGCCGACCGGGCCACGGCGGCCTGGTGGCAGGAGGTCAGGGCGGCCGAAGAGCGCGAGCAGCGCGAAGCGCCGATCGCCCGCTTCATGGCGCACCTGATCGCCACGGGCGAGTACGACCTGGGGCAGCTCGACATTCGCAGCATGGCCTATGCCGATCTCATGACGATCATGGACGAGGTGACGCGGCGGCAGCGCGGCAACACCGTTTATCCGAGGACTGAATTCGTCGACCAGTTCGCCAGGCTGGCGGCCGAGCTCTCCGCCGAATTCTACCGGCGCCGGCAGCAGGACTTGAGTGAATGACGACCGAGCGCTTATCTTTGATCTAGCGCAAGGCAGCGCCGGTACGTGCGGTGCAGTGGACTGTGGATGCAACGCGTCCTCAAAGAACTTCTGGAACAATGCCAGGCCGCCCTCGACGGCGGCTCGGATTTTCCCACGATCTGGGACAATTTCCTCCAACACCACGATCTGGTGGTTGATATTCCTAGGTCGGCGGGTGCCGTTCTTTATGTGTCGCTGATCACCGGCGACGAGCTCGTCCTCTCAGACAGGTTCTCGATCGTCGAGCACGACGCGACCTCTTAGCTACGAATGCCGAGCGGGTCGGGCTTGGCAGCGAGCGACGCCAGGACCGACTTGAAACCCGTCTGTCCCGGATTGGTGTCCCAGCCGGGATCGATGCCCTTGTCGATCAGCCGCGTTTCGCCCGTGACCTTGTTGGTCCAGGGCACGAGGTTCTCGGCCGGCGGCTGGAATTTCAGGCCGGGGATCGTCTTGAGGTCGGCCTCGGCGAGGCTTTGCACCGTGCAATGGCAATGCCAGCCGTTCGGCGGGAAATGCGTCTTCCACCAGGGATGGTCGATCGGCAGCGTGGTGTTGTGCCAGAGATGATGCTCCGGGCGTGGGTCGAGCTGGTTCTCGAGGTGGACATAGCGGAGATACGGCCGGCTCTGCCGGTTGCGCTGGAAATTGTCCCAATGTCCGGCGGCATAGGCCGTCCGCATGTTGGCGTCGAGGATCAACTGCAGGCGGCTCGGCGAGCCGAGCTGGGCCAGCTGTGGAAGGCCCGTCGATGGATTGACGACCGGCTTGCGGCCCCACCAACCCTTCTCCTGCAGGATCGGCGTGAGCTGGTCAGCGAACTGCTTGTAGGTCAGGCCGTTCGCCAGCGCCGCCTGTAGGGCGGCGAAGATGTCCTCGAGCACGTCGAAGCCGGCCGACTTGGCGACCGTGAACATGGTGCCGTGCAACTCGCCATAGATCTCCTGCCAGTTGAAACTGGGGGCGAGCTGCGCTCCTCGAGCGCCGAGCGCGGCGATCGCGACGCGCGGCTGTACCGGCTTGAGGTCGATCGCCATCAGGTCAGGCTTTCGTCCGTCTCGCCAGCGAGCTGGCCCTGGAAGGCCGAGCGCGCCAGCATGTCGACGAAGGCGGTCACGCCCATGCTTTCCGCCCGCCGCTTCAGGATGGCCTTCGCCTCGTCGATCGTGGTGGCGACGGCGAGCTCGTCGGCGAGGCCGTCGACCACCGGCGAAACCAGCGGCTCCCACCCCGAGCCGGCCAGCATGGCGCGGACCGCGCTGTCGATGGCGTCACCCTTCGTCCGGCCGGCAACCGAGGCGGCGTTGGCGTCCTCGCCCTGCTGTGTATCGTCATTTGCCGCGGGGTCCATCGGCAGCGCCGGCGCAGGCGACGCGGGCGCCGTCAGGAGCGCCTCGCCATCGACCGGCGGCCGCACGCCGACCTTCGCCTGCATTTCGGCGATGGTGACTGGCAGGCCGAACGGGATGAGCTTGACGACATTGTCGACAAGGGCGGCGACGTCCTCTTCCTCCGGCCGCCCGATCTTGATCTTCGGAAAGCCCTTGCGGGCGCGCTGGGCGAAGTTCAGGAGCACAAGCGGCTGGACGAGCTGGTCGTTAAGGGTATCGGCGAGTTGCTCGGCGTCGCTGTCGACGATGTCCTCGCGCACCAGGTCATGGACCTTGCTCGCCGCGTAACCGCCGCCCTTGATCACGTCCGTCGTGCCGGTCTGCCCGACGACAATCTTTGAGCACTGCTGGTCGAGGTAGCTCAGCCTGGTGTTGAACAGCTCGGTATTGCCGGAAATGCTCGCCGCGGTGATATCGACTTCCATGCTGGACGGGATGATGCCGGCAAAATCGACCGCGATATTCCTGACCGCTTCCATGAGAGCGGCCTTATCGTCTGGCGATGCGTCCGGGCCGTATTTGCCGACGCGGATCGGCTGGCCATAGGCCTCGCAGAAGATCGCCCAATCCTTCGCCGTGAAGGCCTGGAACAGATAGAGCCATGCGACCTGGCGGGCGATGCCACCTCGGACCGTGAGGCCCGACTTCGCCTTGGCGCGATGGACGATCCATCCCCAGGGCTTGAGGTCGAGCCGGCCGGCCTGGTCGATGAGCAGGATGCGCTCCGGATCGATACGGTCGAACTCGAAGAACCGCGGATCGCGATATTTGATCGCCTTGGGCAGCCACGCCGATACGGCCGTATCCCAGATGAGTTCGCTTGCCGAAAAGCCCTTGCCGAGCGCATCGAGCATGTCCATCCGCGCGCCACGGAACGCAGCGCTTTCGACGACCTGGCGGACGAGATCGGCCTCACGCTTGTCCTGGGGATCGTCGCTCGCCGGATCGACGGAGATCTCGAGTCCCATGACGGCGCGCTTCCGGGTCGAAAGCGTCGACGCATATTGCGGGTACCGCTCCTCCATGTCCTCGGCCAGGGCGAGGTAGAGCTCGGGATAGCCGTCGATCGAGGTTCGCAGGATGTTGGCCAACCGGTCCGGCGTGAGGCCGGCGGCCGGATTCGGCGCATAAGGGTTGCGGAAAAAGCTCGAGGTTGGGGGCGCCTGCTCGACCTTCAATGCGGCTTTTTCGATCGGGCGGCCGTACTGGTCAACGAGGCCCTGGAAGGTGGGTGCCATCAAAGCGCTCCTGTCCTGCGGCGCAGCGAGCCCATGCGAAAGTCGGCGGGCTCACCGAAAAGCGGACGGCCAAGCCGGTCCAGGCCATACCGCTCGGCAAAGCGATTGGGCGGCAGCTCGACCGGCGCATAGCCATATTCGTGCCATTGCAGCCGCGAGGCGAAATGGGCGAGCGCCAGGGCAACGGCGAAGTCACCGTGGCGCTTCTTCTGCTGCTCGCCGGTGCGGACGTCGGGAATGGACGGCACGCCGCGAACCACTTTTACCAGGCGCAGATCCGCAAGGTGCTCGGCGTCCCTTGCCAGGGCGATCGCCCCATCCTCGAACGCCACCTTCAACGGCGGCATGTTTTCCGAGTACCACCGCGTCGAGAAATGCACCGGCCAGATCAGGCCGGGATCGTCGTCCTTCTCATGCAGCCCGAATTCCCGGCCCATGTCCTCGGCGACGGTCCAGCCCATGCCGGTCGCATCGAACGCAGCGCCGACCAACCGAGGCGTGGCCTTGAGGATGGTCCGGACGATGGTCTTCTGTTCGTCGCCCGGCACGCGGCGCATTTCGACCGTGAGGGCCGATCGCCGGCCGAGCGTCTTCTCGATCGCCAGCAGCTCGCCGATCGACAGGTCGGCAACGCGGGCGAAGTCGAAGCCGAAGGCGTGGAGCTCGCGCGGATCGAGACGGCCGAGGGCCGCCTCGAGCTCTTCCATGAACGGCGCGAGCAGCTGGGCGCGGTCGAGCGGCGGCCGATGCAGGAAGTCCGGCGGAAGATCGAGCCGAAGGACGGGCGCCTCTTCGGGGTCGAGCGTCATCCGAGCTTCGATCAGAGGCGCTGTCAGCCAGGCGCCGCTGCCGGCGGTCGGGACGCAGAAGAGCTCCTCGTCGGCGCCATCGCCATAGAGGCGGATGATCTCGTCGCGCCACGCCGCCTCGGCCTCCGGCGACCATTCCTGCCCGGACACCAGGCAAATGCGCTTGTACAGCCCGTCCAGGAGAGCCTGGTCGAAGTCGATCTTAAGGTGGCTGAAGTCGGAACGGCCGCCGAGGATGTCCTGGATCTGGACGTTGAACTCGTTTTCGGTGCCGTTGTGGGTCGAACAGACGATGACCTGGCCGCCCCACATGAGGAAAGCCAGAGCGGCCTTTAAAAGCTCCTTTAAGGAGTCGACGAACGCGGCCTCGTCGATGATCACGACGCCTTGCTTACCGCGTAGCGAGCGCGGCGCCGAGCTCAGCCCGATGACCTCGAACCCCGACGCGAAGCGGATGCGGAATGCCTGGATGGCGCGCTCGCCCTCGCCGTCGCTGTCATCGAACATGAACTCGTCGACCGCTATGGCGGCCGAGGCGAAGGCGCGCGCCCACATCGCAACGGCGTCGATGAACTCGCGCGTCATCTCCTGGCTGTAGGAGATATACATGACGTCCATGCCGCCGGCCTCGCGCGCCGAGCCGGCCTTGAGCGCGGCGTAGGACGCGAGCCCCCATGTGAGCCCGATGCGTCGCGACTTCTCGATGAAGAGCACACGGACCGGCGAAACGAGGGCCGTTCCGGAGAGCAGCGTGACGGCTTCGGACTGATACGGCAGAAGCGCGTCGGGCAAGCCGATGACGTCTTCGAGGATTGCGGCCTCGGAGGCGCGGCGGATTTCCGCCCATTGCGCCTGGGTGAGCTGCGCCGTCACGCGCTTTCCCTCCAGCCATAGGCGGCGAGGGCTTCCGTGAGGCAGGCCTGCCAGGCGCGTTGATAGAGGGCGGCCTGCGCCATGAACGGCGACAGCCGATATTCAAGCCGCGCCTGGCGCAGGGTGCGCCTATAGACCCTCGGGACGAAGCGCCAGCAGGCGCGGCAGAGCCCCCAGGGCGGCATAAACTCGCCGGCGATCGTGCTGATCACCGGCTGGGCGAGGTCGGCGCCACAGCATTCGCAGCCGATCATCTGGCGACACCGAGGATTTTCGCCTTGATCTCGTCGACGGTGTCGGCGGTGAGGCCCTTGCTTCGCGCGACCTGGTCGACGGCCTTTTCGACGCCGGTGGCGAACTCCTTCTGGACCTTCTGGCGTCGGACGGTCGAAACGCCCTGGGCTTGCGCCGCGGCGCGCAGCGCATTGGCAAGGTCGACCGCACCCTTGGGATCGATGCCGTGCTCTCCGGCGGCCGTCAGCACCTCAAAGACCAGCGTCTTGATCGCCTCCGCCGCGATCAGCGTCAGGTCATCGGATGCCTGGGCATCGAAGCGGGCGGCGATGCTCTTGGCGATCTCGCGCGTCTCCTCGAGACGGCGCGTCATGAAGGCGAGCTTGATCGAGTACCGGTTGAATGCCGCCCGGCTGGGGATGGCGAACTCGAGCTCGCCATGGTGTTCGGCCTGCAACTGCTGGAGCTTGGCGAAAAACTCCTCATAGATCTCCTGCTGGGTCCGCTCGCGATCCTTCAGCTGATCGGTCGCCCAAGCGATGATCTCGTCGCATTCAGGCGGCAGCCGCTCGAGCCCGGTAAGGGGTCCCCGACCTTTGACCATGATCAGACGTCCAGGCCGGGGCGCTGGACGCCTTCGAGCACGCGGCGCCGCTCGACGTGATCGAGCCCGGCCTGAGTGAGCGTGGCGATTACCGCAGTCCCGGCCTCGCGCGTGGTGACCGCGCCGACCTCGCGGGCGAGCCAGGCAAGCTGGTTGCGGAGATAGTCCTTCGTCCGGTAGTGGCCGAAGTTCTCCAGCGTCGCCAGGAGCATGGCGTCGTTGAGCGACGAATTCACCTCTTCAGCGAGCGCCCGAAGGATGATGAGCCGCACATTGGCATCGGCGAACTGGGCGTAGTTGGCGTTCATTTAACCTTGGCCTGCTCGAGGAGAAATTCTTCGACGCGGCGCGCCGTTCGGTCGACACCCTCGACCTTCTGGCCGATGACGTTGAGGTTGCCGCTGAGCTCGGACACCGTGAGCTCGAGCCGATGCACGCTCTCCTTGTCCGGCAATTGCTTAATCATCGACTCGGTGACCGACATCCGCTCCTTCAGCGTATCGAGAGAGCCGTCCACGATCTTGAAGTCGGCCTCCACCGCTTCGAACTTCGTTCCGACATCCTTGCAGAAACTGCCGAATTCCTCGTCGCGGAATTTTGCGAAGGCGTCGGCATTACGTCGGCTCGGCGCCTGGACGATCGCCCAAACCGCCGAGGCCAGCGCGATCAGCGAGACTGCAAGGCTAACCCAATGCGATAGCAGGTCCATCAGAGTTCGCCCCTTTCCACGAAGCTCGCGCAGACGACGCAACGCTTGGCGTTGGGCATGGCCACCCGCCGCGCAAGAGGGATGTCGACGCCGCAGTCGATGCAGGAGGCCTCGCCTTCGCCCCGCAGCGCAGCCTGCGAGCGAGCTATCGAGCCCTGACGCTCGGCTTCAGCGAGCTTGTCTGCGAGGTCGAAATCAGGGCTGCCATAAGTCATGCGAGAGGGGGGTCTTGTCCGAACGAGAAAGTTCGGTCCAATATGCGTGCGCGATAGGCGTGGTCACCCCTGACAGCTGTCAGGGGTGACGCCTAAAACAGGTTGCCCTGGGGGCTGTCGTCGTCGCTCCGATGCCGAGCTCGCCGCCGCCACACCGTGCGTTCATGGACGCCCATCGCCTTCGCCTGCCCGGTAGCGGAAAGGCCGGAGCGCAGGACGTCGTGCCATCGCCGGGCGGCTTGTGCGGACGCGGCCATGGGGATCAGCAACATGCCGCCGTTGAAGCGCCCCTCGGGCGATAAATGGCGATAATGCGCGCAGATCTTGTCTGCGGCCTCCTGGCCGAGGAGCTTCACCAGCCAATGGCCACTCCGCGCGTGCGCCGGGATAAAGATCGTGAGGCCACCTTTTTCGCGAGCGAGCTCCCACGCTGCGTCGGCACCGGCGACCTCGGCAATCTCCGCGATGATGGCGGGAAGCTCAGGATGGGCCGTCATCCGACATTCCGAACGAAGAAGCGCGGCGACGCCGTTACGACCGTGACGATCGGCAAGCCCGAATTCAGGACGCCATTATCCCGCAGGATGAGACGCACCTTGCCCAGCTGCACGGCGGTCGCGCCGAGCTCGGCGCCGGCGATGGCTCTGGCCGCCAGGTGGGCGCGCATGGCATCGATATCGATGCCCTGGTCGCGCTCGAGCCATCGGATGACAGCGTGGTCGGTGACTTCTACGACGACGTCGCGAGCTTTCATCTGTGCCACCACGGCAATGTCGGCTCGTCATCGCCCTGAGGCGCGGCGACGCGCTCGGCCGCGAGACGGAGCTCGCGGGCGGTGATCTCGGCTAGCCACCGCTCCAGCTCGCCGCGGGCGGCCGCACGCGGGCCCATGCCCGCAAGCCTGCCGGTCAGGTCGGCGCGAAGGCGATGGACATAGACGAGCTCGCTAAGCATCGGCGCGCGCCTTTCGCCGCCGCTGGGCCTCGCCGCGGCTGGCCATGAGCTCGTCATAGGGCTGCCAGTACCGGTCCTGCATCACAGGCGGGAAGTGGACCGTGGGAATATCGCCATGGCCCGCGAATTCCGCGGCCATGCTGGGCTTGTGCCAGATGAACCATGCATAAGCCGTGGCGGAGCTCGCCTCGGGATCGTATGCGCCCTCGATCATCGGCACCCGTTCGGCGAAGGGGCAGATCATCGAGCAGCGCATCGGCGCGTGCGGCGCGAAGAAGTCGTAGTAGCGCTTCCCGCCCTCCTGCCAGCTTAGCCGCATCAGCAGCGCCACGCCTTGACGGGCGATCGCCAGGCCGCGGCGAACAAAGGTGTCGGCCAGCACGAAAGGCGGATTGGTGATCACCCAGTCCACCGGGAGCGGCGCCTGCTCGGGACCACAGAGCGAGAAATCGAGATTGCGAGCGTCGCCGAAGCCCCAGTCGAAGACATCGCTGGAGAAGACCTGGTGGAAGGCGGGCGCGATGGCGATCGCGCAATGGCCGGCGCCGCATGCCGGCTCCCAGGCATTCCCGCCGGCGTCAAAGCGCGGGCGCAACACCTCGCACATCAGCGCCCGCGCCGCCCAAGGGGGCGTCGGGAAGAAATTCAGGGATGAGGCGGTGCCCGCTCTGCGGGTGGCCATCACGGCGGTGCTGCTCACAGGCCCATCGCCCTTTCGATGGCCTGATCGCGGACTTTCTGCCAAAGCCGCTGATCCCGTTCCCAAAGGTCCTCGGTCCAGCCGACGCGCCGCGCCTTCCGGCGCAAATGAGCGATGAGCTGCCGGAGCCGGCGATCGGCGAGCCGAAAATGCTTACCGCAGATGACCTCCTCGCCGACGAGCTCTTCCTTGAAGGTACGGCCGCAGCCGGGCACGCAGCAGCGAACGCGGCCGGTCATATCCTTGGCCATCATTCCCCCCGCCGATCTTCGAGGAGGAGCGGCGCGGGCCGGCGTTTCGCGACCGGCTGATCGATCCGCGATTGTTCTTTCTGCAGTTCATCGAGCTCGCGGAGCACGTAGCCGATATCATCGTGACCGTCGAACTCGACCTCGATGCGAAGGATCGCCTTGCGGCCTTTGACGGCGGCGGAATAGCCTTTGAGACGGCCGGAGAGGCCGATGTAGATCGTGCTCATTTCCGAGCCTTCCGGATGCTGACGCCGAGCTGCTGGCTCACCGAAATCTTGCTGCGGCGGTCGAGCTCATCACGGCGCCAGGCGCCGAAGGCCTGTTCGTCCGGGCTGGCGCCGTCGCCGTCGAGGTGCAGCAGCTCGCCTTGGGCGGCGATCACCGCGTCGATATCGGTATGGTCGCTCCAGTCGACGGCGGCTTCGCGGGAGAGCCACTTTTTGAGGGCTTCGACGGCTTTCCGGGCATCGGCAGCGTCGCGCAGGAAGCGGGTGTGCTCGATGCCGGTTTGCCCGCGAACGAAGGCCAGCATGGCGCTGTCCTTGCGGTCGCGGATCACGCCGAGGTTGTAGCCGGAGATCCAGAGCGCCCGGAGCTTGCCGGCATACGGGCCTGCGAGATCGTGGGCCAGCGGGCTCCGGTTGAGGGCGCGGAGCGCCTGCAGCGTCCGGACCTGCTGGCCCGGCGACATTTCTCGAAGCGACCGGACACCGGTCTCGCGCTGGTAGAGGTCGCGCGCGGTATCTTCGTCGATACCGGCGTCGCGGCGGGCGACGTGGATGGCGGAAATCGTGGTCATTTGAGCTTGATCTCCTTTTCGATCTGGCCGCGGGCCACCGCAAAGGCGTGGTCCAGCGCCTGGCGAATGCCGGCCGGGTCTTCGCCAGGCTCGAAGCGAACTGTGGTTTCGACGATGGTGCGGCGCTTGCCGGCGAACTCGACGCTCGCCGAAATGGTCACGGCCGGCCGGCGGTCGCGGGTGATGAGATCGGCCAGCGAGCTCATGAGGACAGTCCGTCTTCGAGAATGACGGCGAAGAGATTGTCGCGGACGATCGCCGCCATGAGGGCGCGCCGAAGCTGTGCGGGCGAAAGGCCGCGCTTCGCCGCCTCCTGATGGACCAGCCGGCGGGTGGCCTCACCTCGGCCGACGCGCACCAGGTTCCCGATGGCATTCGTGCTCGTGCCGAGTTTGATCGCGATCTCGCGGTCCGGAAGCCCTTGTTCGCGCAGAGCCGCGGCGGCAACCGACTTGCTGGGATAGCCGAGGACGGGATGGCGCGCCGGCTCATGATGCAGCCTCGAGCTTGAGGCGGCGATATTCCGGCCGGCGCCGCTGCAGCACCTCGGCGCGCTCCCGTGGGCCGCACCATGCCGCGTCGGCACGGCGTGAAAAGCCTTCGGCATCGCGGGTCAGGAAGCGGCCGAGCCGATCGACCAGGCGGACATCGCCCTCGGCCGGAAGCCGTGGCGGCGGAGACGGCTGAGCCGGGGCAACTGTCTTAATTTCGGAAGCGACTGCCGCCCCCGGGGTGACCTCTTTCGTCCGCGCATATCGCGGCGCACCGCGCCGAGGGCTGCCCGCCCGCGTCTCGATCTGGAGTACCACTTTGGCGCTTTCGACTGGCGGCCGAACGCCCTCAGACCACAATGCCCATACCTCATCGACCGAGACGTCGAGAGCGCCTGCGACGGTGTCGAGGATCCTCGGCAGGAGGCGCTGGGCCTTTTCGATCTTTCCTGACGTCCAGCTCATGCCGCCATCCCTCCGGCCACGGCAACGAGGCCGGCGCGCCAGATTTCGAGGGTCTGGACGATGTGCTCCGGGAGCCTTCCCTCACGATCACGGACGGCCTGGAGCGCGGCGACGCGGCAATCGAGGTAGTTGGCGCCGATGGCGAAGCCGGCATCGAAACAGGCTCGCTGCAGGGCGCCGAGGTAGCGAAGCACCAAGTCGTCGCTCAGACGCAGGAGATACCGAGCCTTCTCGGCGGGGCCTTCCGCTTCGTCGAGCTGGCTGAAAATCGGGGACAGCTCATCGCCGGGACTTGCCACGAAGCGCGCGGCCGCGGCCGCCGGAATTTGACGATAGCCACGATCTACAAGCATCAGAGCGGCTCCAGCATTACGAGTGCAATCACGACGATCGCGGCCATTACGAGTGCGATCGCCATGTCGATGAGACGCCGGTCGAGGGCGGCCATTGCATCGCCCCGCAGCTGAACCGCGCGGACCGTGAAGGCGCATTCGCTGCAGAGGTCGGGCTCGACCCGGAAGCACGGGTAGCCATCAGCGCCGAGGCAGGCGTGATCGTCGGTGCAGCCGCAGGCGCGGCAGCGCCGTGCGGCCTCGGGCTCGAATTCGGCGAAGAAATCGTTCATTTCCGCGCCTCCGCCAGACGGCGTTCGGCTTGCCGAAGCCAGCTATTGACCGCCCATTGCGGGCCGGCCGTGCTGCTGGCGCGGATGCCAAGGCGGCTAAATTCGTAGGCGCCATATTTGAAGTCGCAGGCGGCAGCCAGCTTCCTCGGATCGCCCCGGCTCAGCTTGACCACCTCCTCGATGACAAACTGCAGGCGATCGGGATCGACGCGGGTCATAGGATGAACCTCGCTTCAATCGCCGGCATATCGGCGGTGAGCTCGACCGGATCGGCGGGCTCAAGCTCGCGGTCAAATGGTGCGGTACGCTCCGGATCGTTGGTCTGAGGCGAAACCGCGAGGACATAGGCATGCACGGGCGTGCCAAGTTCGTCGGTGCCCTTCCAGAGTCGTGCGCGCGTCGCGGTCCCCGCGATCGTCGCAACCGTTGATGTGGGCGAAAGCTTCAGCTTCATCGCCACCTCCTCACGCCTGCGCTAGGTCGATGGTGACCGGCTTCCAGCGGGCAGCCGGGTTTTCCCGCTCGTAGAAGCGGAAATATTGCTTGGAGCCGGTGACGCGGATGGCGTCGCCGATCGCGGCCATGGCGTTGACCCAGCGGGGATCGTCGATCTCGAGCCGACGCAGGGCGAAGAGCTCTGCCTTGTCGATCTGGCCTTCCTTCTCGACCTTGAAGGCGCGCATGACGATGGCGCGGATCTCGGCGCGACCCTCGCCGGTCCACTCGACCAGGCACTCGTCGATCAGCGTCTTGGCCTGCTGCAGCTCGGGGCCGAAGTCGATGAGGTCGGCCACCTGGACCTGAACCTTGAGAAGCCCGTCGACCGTCTGATAGGTCCGGTTGCCCTTCCGGCCGCCGCGCTTGACCTCGTATTCCTGGGCCAGCACGTCATCGAGCCCGGAGAGATCGTCGAAGGTGTGCCCCTTGAAGCGGGCGATCTGCGCTGAGAGGTCACGGGCGTGGCCGATGACCTTGCGCACCATTTCGTCTTCCAGCTTGTGCTGGGGCTTGACGATCTCGAGCGGCACGAAGCCACCCCGCGCATCGGGAAGGTACTGCTTCCCGTTGATCTCGACGACTCCTTCGGGGAGCGTCGTCGGCGGCGCGGCCGTTTCAATGTTCTCCATTCGGAAACTCCTTTTCAAAGGCGGCTTTAAGGGCGTGGAAAGGCTCAACCAGGCTGTCGGCGAGAGAGGGCGAGAGCAGGCCGCGAGCGTCGAAGGCGGCGCGGGCATGGAGAAAGTTGGCCACGGCGTCGGCGATCTGATCGTGTGCTTCGATCAGCTGCAGCAGCCGCGTGCAGATCGCGACCTCCTCGACCACTGACAGGCGGCTGTAGCGAGGGCTTGCCAGGAAGCGCCGTGCGACGGCCTCGACGTCGACGAGGACGAGCTTCTCCGTCATAGCGAGCCTCCCGCGCTCGGATCGCGGCCGAGGCGCCAGACGGCGCGTGTCACGGCATCGGGGAAGGCGATGATGTTGCTGCTGACAGGATGGTCGGGCGCCGAATTGAGCGGCGCGCCGACTACGACCGTGACGCCGGCGGCCTGGTCGACGAGCACGTCCTCGGCCCGGAAATTCTCCCGGACGGCCGTCTGAATTCGGAGGGCATTCTCGCGCGCCAGCACCTTCCGCATCAGCGCGGCACACTCCGCGAGCTGTTCCTCGAGATGCTCGCCCAGGGCATCGACCTTGGCACCGGCTTCCTTGATGTCGGTCCGGAACAATTCGAGCGTCACGCCCAGGACGAACAGACGGTCCTCGACCACCAGGAGCACCTTGGCGCGATCCTCGACCAGATCGGGATCACTCCAGGCGCGGCGCGTCGTGATCATGAGATCGCGGACGTCCGACTGGATGTCGCCGAGAATGGCGAGCATCGCGGCGGTTTCACCGGGCATTGACGCCTCCCATGCTCCCGAAATGAGGACATCCCGAGCGGCAGGCGCGGTACATGCGGCACCGAAGCTGCGAGGAGGGCTCGAAGGGCTTTTGCTGCCAATCGAGGCACGCCGCCGTGGACATCACGTCGCCGGTGCCCGGGCAATTGACGCCGCCCATGAAGGCGCCGCGCACCCGCCGCTCGACGTTGTGGAGACTCGCCTGGTACTTGCCGGCGAGGACGTTCGAAACTAAGGAGCCGCTGTAGCCCACGGCCGCCGCGGCGCCCTTGAGGCCTTCGGCGTCGGCCCGCTCGGCGAGCGCGAGTATCCAGTCGGGCGCTGGCTGCCAGGCTGCCTTGGCCTTGCTCACGAAGCTCGCATCCATCACTCGATCTCCTCGGCGACCGAGGAGCCGACCAGCTGGCGCTTGTTCGGATCGTAGACGACGCGGGTCCGGAGGAGCTTGGGAGCCAATGGCCCGGTGTCCATTTCGGGCCGCAGGCGGTAGCGCTCGAGGCGATGCTGGGCAGCCTTCTGGGCGACGGCGAGATAGCCGGCGGCGGCCAGCCGCTGCAGGTATTCCTTGGCGCTGCCAAGATTGATCGCGACCGTGTCGGTCGCTGCCAACATGGCGACGTCGGTGGCGTCGATGGTCTGCGCACCGGAATGGCGGATGACGTTCCACATTTGCTGGCGCGCGCGGCCATAGAGGCCGGTCTTGCCATCACGGCGCAGCGACGGCGTCTCCAGCGGCGTCCTGACCAGGCGGAACGTGCGCTGCCGCCAGTGGCCTTCGCCGCGCCACCCGCAGGGCTCGACGATTACCGGCTCGGCGCGGGTCAGGCGCAGGATGAAGTCGTGGACAGTGGCCTTGTGGGCGTTCGTCTTCTCGACGATTTCAAGCACGGTGAACTCGGCGCCGGCCGCGCCCTTTTCGCGGATGACATCCCAGAAATGATCATGGCCGCGGAGACGCTGGCCGTTCGGCAGCAGCTGCAGCTCGAGGAGGAAGCTCATGACGCGTGCCTCATCGGCGCCGCGCCGGTGAAGATGCCGCCGCTGTAGTTGCCGACATCGAGCTCGACGAGGCCCGTGCTCACCGAAAAGGTGCGCACGTTCTGCAGAGTGTTCGCGATGCGGCGGGTATTTCCGGCGGTCTGCTGGACGATAGTGGCAACCAAGGCGTCCGACAGCGTGATGCCTGGGCACCGGATGCGCGCCAGCACTTTGGCGTCGGCGACATCGCAAGGCTGCGCGAGTACCCGGCCAAGGACGCGGTTATCGGTGCGCTCAGAGGCCGCTTTGAGCTTGCCCGGCAGGCGTTCCTCGCCGACGAGGATCACCGGTATGTCGGTCGCCTTCTGGACGTCGCGGACGAGCTCGATCATGCCGCGATCGACCAGCTGGTCGGCTTCGTCAATGAGGAGCGGTCGCGTGGGGTCGTTGGCCGCCCGCGCGATGACTTCCTTCATCATCGACGTGCAGGTGTCGCGATGGTTTACGGTGCCGCCGAATTCCTTGAGCAGGAAGCCGACGAAGTCCTTGCGCGTCCAGTACGAGAATATCTCGACCATCCTGGCATCGCGCTTGTTGATGACGTACTTGATCGCCCAGCTCTTGCCGTAGCCGGAAAAGCCGGTGAAGAGCCCGAACTTGTCGCCGTCAGGCGGCTGCTCGACCAGCATGTCGACCAGAGCCAGAAGCGCCGCGACGTTCTTCAGCGGTGCGATCGATCTGGTGTTGACCGGATAGTCGGTATTCGTCATTATTTGCCCCTTCAAAGGTCGTCTAAGCCCCGGTTGCAGCCGGGGTTTTTCTTTGCTCAAGAGCCGCTTTGCTCTTCGAGATCGTCGTGGATGGTCTTCATGGTCCGGAATTCACTTCCGGCCTCGTAGCCGCCGAGCCAGAGCAGCTCGGCCGGCGCCAGCACGCCCCCGCGATCAAGAAACAGGCGCAGCTCGACGGCGCGCGCGTAGCGCTGATGCATCGTTTCCTCGGCGCGGAGCGGCCGGACGTTGGATGCGACGACGGCGGCGCCGGCATCCTCCTCGAGGAGTCGTGCCTGGAAGAGTTCGACTGCCGGATTGTGCTCCGGCGCAGGCGCACCGGCGGCGCGGCTCGCCGCTACGATCTCCGGCGTCTCGTGCAGTTCCTCGCGCTTCGGCATCATGATGACATTGCCGGCATCGCGCGCCGCGACCTGGAGCGCCTTCTCGATGAGCGACGGACCCTTCGCGAGTTCGCGCATCTGCGCCCTGACGCCGCGGGTCGCGTCGTCGAGCAGCTGCGCCTGCGTTTCGCGGGTGACTTTCAGCAAGGTGGCCGGATGGAGACCGCGGAGTTCGGCGCAAAGCGCCTCTCCGAGGAATTCGGCCGCGTCGGCCGCGAAGACGAAGGCGCGGCCGAGGTCGTTCGGGTCCTGGCGGACGAAGACGTCGGCGCCGGGAAGGATCGACGGCGTGACGTAGTAATGGCCGTCGATCCGGATGCCAAACTTCGTGACGCGCCGGCGGCCATCCTTGCCGGCGACCGGCATCAGCAGCAGGTCCAGCGCGCGTTCGTCGACGGTTCGGACCGGCGCCGTCGACGCTGCAGCGGCCTCGAACGGGGATTTGCCACCGAGGCCGGCGTGCGGCGCCCGCTCGTAAATGAGCTCGGCCCACTGGTCGATATGTTCCTGCAGCTTGGCGCCGGTGAGCGAAACGCCGAAGGTTTCGGCCTCCTTTTCACCAAGACGGGCAGCGAAGCTCTTCCGGCTCTCGATCGCCTTCCGGTCGGAAACCGAATGGCCGATATAGCCGGGAAGCAGGGTCGCGCAGTCGTGCTGGAAGGTACGGATCGCGCGCTCGATATGGCCCTTCTGCTGGGGCGAATAGGGGTCGGAAAGCTCAACCTCGATCCCGAGCGCGCCGAACAGGCGTTTAGTGTCACGGGCGACGAAATCCGAGCCATTGTCGCTCTTGATGAGGTCGGGGACGCCCCAGGCCAGAATGGCCTTGCGGACGAGGAGCGCGACCGCCGAGGCGCGGGGTGTCCGCGAGACGTGCCAGATGGTCCGGCGGGTCGCGATGTCGACGACGCCATAGATCGAATGCCGCGCATCGACGCACAGCGCATCGGCGGGAGAGGCGTCGATCATCCAGAGAGCGTTCGGCTCGGTGATGTGACGATGAGTGCCGACGCCGGCCGGCAGCATGGTGGACCGATAGAGGTCCGGATTGGTGAGTTTGGTGAGGGCGACGTGCTCGGAGTCTTTGAGCGTCGCGATGAGCCGCTGGAAGGCGCGGACCGGCGGCATTTCGATCCGTCGCCCGCCGACCGCCAGTTGGTCCCCAAACCGGTGGCGACATTGCCGCCGCACCTGGTCAGCCGCCAGATGCGGCTGCTGGGCGATGGTGGCGAGGACGAAGGCGCGAACCTGGCCGTCATTGGCCCGGTCGAGGACGCCCGTGCCCTTGCGGGCGAGGCCGCGATCGGCCCCCATTGGCTTGCCCTCGCGTCGGGCGGCGCGCCAGCGGTCCACCGAGCGCTTTGAGATCGCCGGGACGAGCTCCTTGATCCACGGGTCGACAGCGACGGTGCCGACATTGTAGCGGTCGACGAAGAGCTGGACATGGGCCGTGTGGCTCAGCCGGATCAGGCCTCGAGCGAAGAGCTCGAAGGCTGCGATGATAGCAAGGCGCGCATCGCGCTCGCGGGCGGCGCGATTTGTCGGCGCCGGCGGTACCGCGTCCGTGACAGCGGGCTCGACGAGCTCGGCCGAGACCGGCAGGTGCCGTCGCGTCCACTCGAGCTGGGCGAGGCTAGGCAGGATGCGGATGTTATATTCGAGGCCGCCACCACGGCCGGCGCGGTTGCGGGCGAAGGCCGGATGGCGATCCCAGTCCTCGCGCTGAGCATGCCGTTGCACGTTCCGCCTGTCGCCGGGCAGATCGGGCAACGCGGCATCCGCGATCTCCTGGGCGGTGAGCCACTCTTTCATCGCGCCGCCCTCAACTTGGCCTGCAGTTTGGCCTTGTGGGCAGCGACGTCTCGCTCGTGCTCCTCAAGCAGCTGCAGCTCGATGAGCCCGGCATATTTTCGCTGCACGACTTCGAAGCCGAACAGCCGCGGAATGAAGCCGAGCAGATCGTCGCCGCCGATCGCCGTGATCAGAGCGATAAAGGCGTCGAGGGGGATGCGATGCTGGACGCTGCCTTCGGACGTCCACTTGTCGAGCGTGTCGGGCGAGATCGTCCTGCCCAGCTCCCGCGACATGGCGGCCGCGACGTCCTGGCGGGAAAGATTCCTGTCGTCGCGGGCATCGCGCAGTGCGCGCGACAGCACGCGGGCGATCTTGTTGTCGGTCGATCCGCGTCCGGCGACGTCATCGCCATAGCCGACCGTGATCTCGGGCGGCTCCCACGCGAATAAATCTTGCGTCTGAGGATCGCGCCGGGGCATCACGACCTCCGCGCCGCGCGCCAACGCGCGATCGCGTCGGCGTGCAGATCGAAGAAGCGATGCTGGTCGGGCTCTTTCAGCCGCGAAAAGCGGTCGGCGAGCTTCTCGTAAGCCGCGGTCGAAACCGGTGGCGGCAGCCGGTCGATCTGGGCGATCGCCTCGCCGACCGAGCTCGCGCCGCCGTTTCGGAGCAGCTCAGCGATCTGCATCTGGCGCCTGGCCGCCTGCGCAGCCAGGGCCAGCAATTCGGATTGGTTGTCCGCCACCGGGTGCGGAGCGAGCAAAGCTCGCGCTTCGGGATCTATCGAGGCGACCTTGAGGGCGAGGAACACCGCCCGGCGGGAGAGACCGAGTGTCCGTTGGACCGTCTCGGAGAAGTTGAGTGCAAAGTTTGCACTCATTTCCTCAAGGGTCTCGTCGCCGGTCAGCTTCTTCTTGCGGCCGGGCTTCGACGGATGGGCGAGCTCGTGATTGACCCGCCATTCGGCGATGCTGACCGAGCGTTCGAGCGCGTTGAGCTCGAAGCGCACTAGGTTTTCAGCGATCTCCGCCGCCCGGATTTCTGCTTCGCTGCCGAAGGTTCCGGCCGGATGGACAATGGCCGGGATGAATTCGTCGCCAGCGACAACGACGGCTGCGAGGCGGACGGCCCCGAAGCGCAGCCGAAGGCCTTCATCGGTTTCGACTAGGTCAATAGGTGTGAGGATGCCGCGCTTGCGATAATCCGCGATCATCGCCTCGACCCGGGCCGGAAGAAGCTCGCGAAGGCGGTCGCGGACGACGATGTCGGCCACCCGAGCGTGAATCAGGGCCGCGCTCAAAGCGAGCCCCCTAGCGAGGCGAGCGCAAGCGCGACGCAGACCCAAATGACAATGGCGATGCCGACGAGCTCGAGCACGGTCGAGTTGTCAGCGCGTGCTGGTTTGTCTGACGGACACCTCATGCGCGGTATCCCCGCATGTCAGCGGAGGACGCGCTTTTTGCACTTCCGTCTTTACGATCGTTACGGGTAAGCTTGCGACGATGGTGCCGGCCGACGTTGTAGTTGTCGGGGAATAGCTCTTCGAGGGCAATTCCGAGCGCGTCCGCTATGGCTTGAGCTCCCTTGCGGTTGTAGCCGCCGAGCCCTTGTCGACAGACGCTTTCGGATAATCCTGCGTCGAGCGCGATGCCGGTGAGGGTCATGCCTCGCCGGCCGAGCTCTGCCTTTATGGCAAAGCGATCCCACTTCTCGTTCGAAGATCGGGCCATTCACCTCTCCTGGAACGGCTGCCGGTGGCTCGGCTGCCGTTCACGTCCGCCTTACGAATGTGTGGACGAATGTAACCGACTTTTGTCGTCTTCTCAACGTGAAAAGTCGGTAGGCCGCCGAGAGGAAACGGTGAATGGATAAACTTATAGCAAAATTAGAGGGTTAGTTGTCGCGGATTAATGGGGACGGTGACGAGAAAGATCGGCCAAATGTCCATTTTCGATGGACGCCGGCTTTTGGTGAGCGACTTTCGTCGCTGATCGAATCAATGGGCACGCTGGCCCGGGCGGGCGCAATTGCTGGGGTGACCGATGAAGCGCTCGCGAAATGGCGCGATGGCAAGGCGCGACCGAGCTTCTTCGGCCTCGCGAATTTGGCGGTCGCGGCCGGCCGTTCACTAGACTGGCTTCTGGACCTTGATACACCGACTAAACTCTCGCTTGTGCCCTCCGACCCGGGAGATTTCGCCTTCATTCCCAAGCTCAATGTGCGGGCGGCAGCCGGGCACGGCGTCCAGGTAGAGGATGAGGGCGTCATCGGCTCCGTCGCCTTCCGTCGCGAATGGCTTCACCGGCGCGGCGTCAGTCCCGCGGCTGCGCATGTGCTCACCGCCAAGGGCGACAGCATGGAGCCCACGATTCGCGACGGCGATATGCTGTTGGTTGACACTTCGGTTGACCGGGTGGTCGACAATGCCATCTACGTGGTCGTCTACTCGGGCCGGACGCTCGTTAAGCGTGTTCAGATCAAGCTCGACGGCTCGCTTGTGCTCAAGAGCGACAATCGCGATATTTTCGACGACGAGACAGTGCCGCCTGCGGACGTTCCGGGGCTCAACATCGCCGGCCGCGTAATGTGGTTCGGGCGGTCCATTTGAGGAGGCCGGCAGGTGATTCTGAGAGGATTGGTAGGGCTTGCTAGCATCTGCATCATCGCCTTCACCGGCTATTACTTCTGGGGTGAGTGGCAGCGACGCTCGGTGGACCCAATCGCGACCTTCGGTGCCGCAGGCCCGGCGATGCCTTCGCAGCATCGTCTTGCGGCAGGGGCTGGCGTAGCCTCGAGCCCGGTTTTCACAAACGCCGATTGTGATCAGCTCATCGGAACGATCAACTCAACTCGCTACAACGCCCTGTCCAAGGACCAGCGCCAGGCGATTTACACGACGTATCTGCAGGGCTGCATGGGCGTCGGACCGGCGCCCGGCTCGAGGCCGTAGGGCCGACAATCGCAGACGCCCATGTTCGCGCCATGGTCCGAGCTTTCAGGTCGCCGCTAATCCACTGATATTCCGTGGTTATCCGCCGCCTTTCCCAAAGTTGGGCGCGCCGCCCCGTTTCGCCCGAATTTCTCAACATTTTCAATGCTGGCAATTGAGTGCAAAGGGGCTTTAATGCCATTTGAAATGACGCGGCCGGTTTAAGCGAGCTTGCCTCGCATTTGGGCCTCCAACGCGCGCAAAGGCCCGGCTTCTGGCGCTTTCGCTCGCTCAATCCCGGCGAATCCCACCGAATCCCGGGTTTCCCCGCTCATTGCCATTTGAACTGTCGCGTTACACAACGTCACCGAGGACGCCGATCTCGGGGTGCGCCTCGCCCGGCTGCGTTACCGCACCCATATGCTCGAGTCCAAAACCTTCGAGGAAGCGCCGGTCAGTCTCCGGGTCTGGCTGCGGCAGCGAACC